CCAAAGTTTGTCAAGTCAAATATTAATTTCTTAATGTTTCCTTCATGTGCCAGTAGAGCAAGTGGCACACACATGATTGCCAAAAGAGTTTTCCACAAGTAAGATAAAATGTGGAAAAGTATTTGAGTTTTCCACAGCATACCTTTCGAGTTTTCCACAGCCCTGTGGAATACTTTAGAGTATTGTGGAATAAGTTTTCCACAGCATTGTGGATAATCTCACATTTTTGTGTGTCTGGAATTGTTACAGTTTATGAGGATTCCGAGTAAATCGGTTGCCATCTGATACCTTACGCTCCAAGATCACTATTCTCTGATACCTTTTAATTAACATTTAAGGAATCGAGATAGAGCACTCAACTATGTTTTTTTAACCTTTTATTTAATACTTAATCTAAACACATTCTAAACTAAATCTAACTAGAATCATCACTAATTGCACCACTAGATTTGCTCTGAAGCACGACAAGTTTGGTTCTTATTTGTAGCAATAACGAATGAATGTTACCATGCTGTGAGCACCCATTGATACCACGATAACTTTGTAACTCTGAGAGCACTAACAATTTAATTAGACTCAATTCAGATTGACTAAAATCAGAATAGTATAACGAATTGAGATTGCTTTCAAGGGTCATAACTTTCCATATCAAAATCTATTTGAAAATCATCTAGGGCAAAATCTGATATGTCATCACGACTATCATCACTAAATTTTTTGATGAATTGTTTAGCACTAAGTTGTTTAATCTTCTTAGGTTTGTGTTTCTGTACCACGATTAATATGCCTCCACTATGTTAACATTATCTGTGGCAAATTCTCCCAGATTTTCAACAGTTAACTCTTTAATTCTCTCATACTGATTATCATTTAATTCTAGTAACTTTCGCCAGTTCCAATCACTTGGCGGATTACCACGATTAATAACTGAGAAATCTAATGTTACACGATAGCGGGTAACTGATTGAGTTTGAGAGTCCATAAGATTGAGGCAGTTGGATTACATTTAATTCTAACATATATTGTCCTTAATTGTCAACCACGACAGATATTTACTTTCTTATGTTGTTATTTAGTGGGGAAACATTGTCAGGTTAAATGTAGCATAACGAATCATTATGTATTAAAAATCGGCGCGTTCGCCTCGGAAGGACTCATATAATGAGAGACAAATAAAGACGAGTAGTTGTTAAATAGTGGAATTATAACAATAAGCGCAAGGCATTGATGTACACCACTAAGTATAATTAAATACTCATTAAAACTGTCATCACATATAAGAAGTCAAGGCATGAGGGCGGTTCGGTTCAAAACTGATTGACTTGATACAATATTCAAATGTATCACTAATCTTATCAATTAGGTGTTCATCATCATAGGCAAACCAAATTCCAAGTGCATTATCTCGATTTGCAACTTGTTCATCATAACTAATTGAGTATGATTCCATATTGTTGCCGTCATCATAGTCAAATTCAATTTCTGTGACTATGTAAGATTTTAACTTTGGTTCATTCATTGAATTAAATCCTCGAATAATTCTTCGGTTAGTCTTACTGCCTCCAATTCTGATAATTGGGGATTTTCTTCTACTACTTGTTCATATAATGATTCAAGTAGTAATTCATTTTGTAAACAACTCATTTTTTAAATCCTCCTTAATCATACATTTCAAAATTGGTCATAGCATCATGTAATGCACTAAGCAAATCCGCAATATCCACGTTGTAATCTGTGAACTCGATTAAGTCAGTAAACTTTCTGACCAACTCATTATACTGTGTGTCATCACATACTGATCTATCTTGCATATCCAACTTAATGAATCTAAGTTTGTTTTGTAAACCTTTAATTTCTGCGATTGAAGTAGTGTTCATAAAACCTCGAATGTGTTTGTATATACTAATGATAGTCGAAATTGGTCAAAAAGCAACTGGTACTTGTGCCACCTTGATAACTGGCACATTATCATCATAAATCACACCACACCCAAGTAGATTGGAAAAAACAACTTTATCTAAAAATTGTTTGTATCGAGTTGCCCTGATACTGTCAACAACATAGGTTAGTAATTCATCTATCAAGAAATTAGTTTGATTACTGGTAACATCATCTAAAAAGTCGTTTTTATAAACAACTTCCGCAAATTTCTCGCCATCAACTGTTAGAACTGTTGTTCGAGAGTCAACTGCCTTAATTTCGATACCATTACTCAATTTGAGATATTTTCTCTGATTAAGGGCATCAAGTAGTCTCTTTTGAGTCTCATTGATATACATTACTGTGCCTCCTCCTTAGTTCCAAATAGGTTTGCATAATAGTCAACTTTAACATAATCTCGATTCAATACACATAATTTGAATATGTATCCAAATATGTGTGAAAAATGATCTGATGTTAGTTCATCAAAATTGCACCAATCTGAAACTGCAATTTGATTATCCAAATCAGGTTTGTTATTCTTGAATGTAGGGGCGCTCATGAAAGTGCCATTGTCATCTAACCAAAAAGAGTGACCTAATAGGGCACTCTGTGTGTATAGTGGTTTATATTCCATTAACCTAACCTTTTGTATAAGTGATAGATTTTGTCATCAATAGAGTCAATTCTATCCATAACTGGGATTCCACCGATTAAATCATTTTCCGCCGCTTCATCATCAGCGTAGCACTTGTAATCTTCTAGAGCAGCATCTATTGTATCCCACTCGCCTTGAGTGAAGTATGACTTGATAGTTGCAAGTTGGTCATAACTGAAATCTCTTGTTAGAGTCATTTGAAAAACCTCTGTGTTTGTTGTATATACTAATGATAGTCGAAATTTATCAAAAAGCAACGAGCGAGTGTGACAGAGTTTATACTGTCACATCATAGGTTGCCTTATTGTTCAGAATATGCCAATACTGTTCATAGGTTAGAGTCTCTTCATTATCAGTATCCATATTCAATACTATGTCGTATGGGTAAAAAGCATAATACTTAAAATGATCGTCAACATAGTTTTTAATTTGTTGATACTTATTCATCATACATATCCTCTATATCAGGTAAATTAAAGTATTCAGCGGTATCTGTCCATAGTTCGCTATCCCAACCCGCCATTTCTTCAAATACACTTACTTGTCCAGTATCTCGGCGTATATTCTCAAAGTCAATATGTGTTTGCTCTGAGATAATCTCTCTCATTTGATCTGGCGTCAAATTGTCAACATAGTCAGCAACAAAACGTCTAACAACTTTGTCATACTCTGACATTTGCATAATGTTTGCCATTAGTTTGCCTCCGCTTCGATTTCATTTACTGACTCGATAACGTCTTGAATAGTATCTGTAAAGTATTCATCAAAATACTCTTCGATCTCAACCATAGCATCATTAAATGTTTGGTCATCTATCCATCTTTGCATATCGTCAGTAACATATATGACCAAATCTTTCATTGACATATTGTCAACAATTCGATCAACATAATACTCTTTGAGAGCAGCAAACTGTTTGTCAGTTAGATTTTGTGCCTTAAGTAAGGCATCTTTGTTTGTTTTGTTCATGGCAATTAAGAGAAAAATAGTGTGTCATTATCAGGATATTCTTGTAACTTAAGATGAGCAACTGCTGCTACCATAGTCCACACTTTTTGACCTGATAGTTTCTTATCGTCACAATGATAAGCAACTGTGTCCTCTAAAAGTTCGAGAACATCAGTTGATTCATTAAAGAGTTTTTCATATTCTGTTGGATTCATAATACAATGCTCCCGCCGTAAAGATCTTTGTCATAACCATACTTCAATACAAGTATGTCTCTCACTCTCTCTCTATCGAGTGAGTCGCCATCGCCCCAAGTGAAATGGTCATCATTACGCTTGTTTACTTCATGTAAGTAATCATAGGTAGCACTTAGTATATCTACCTTATCAACTTGTTTGTCTGTATCGACATTGAATAGAGGATATAGGGCGTCTTTTTTGTCGCCGTAGAATGAATAAACATAGTTAACAAATTCTGTTAACATATCATTGAGTTGAGTTGATGATTGTCCAGAGTTCATAGAAACCTCGTTTGATATACTTTATTATAATCGGTGGATATGAGAAATCCACCGATAGTGTGCCACTTTTTAAAGTGGTTTAAAAGTTTTGACTAAAGATATGTCCATTGTCAGACTCTACATAATCATAACTTAGATTATCCCAACTTGCTTTCCAATCTATCTCTATCCAACCTGACATTTCTCTTGGCACCATACAGCAATCCTCAGCAAGACTTTGAGCGAAATCAGCGCCACTCTCATAACAACCTTGATAAGCGTCACGGCAACTTGATACGCTTTCAATATCAAAAACATTTAAGAATGCTGAAACAACATCATTACCAATGTCATCTACCATATCGGCATACTCTTCAAAATATAATTTGAATTTCTCTTCGCCATATATTTCAATAAATCCAACAAGTTCATCTTCGTCCCAACCGAATGTATTCTCTAGGAACTCTTCGATTTGAGTTTGTGTCTCTTCAGAATAGGAAGTGTAGAGTGGCATAAATCTCCTTTGGTGGTATGTTTACATTATAATCGGTAGAGTTGAGTAATCTACCATTTGTGTGACACTAATATTATTGGCACACCCATTTAATTTTTTTCTCTGAATTGAGTATGTCAAAACAAATCTCACATAAACAATCAGCATTCGGTAGAGCATCACGCCAATCGTAATCCTCTTCTATTGGACTATCCCAATAGTAATATAAATCTGGTTGGTAATCTTGAATACAATGCTGCCCGTCTTTTGGATATTCCAATGCCTCCCTATGGGATTCATCAAAATTTCCACATCTATCACAATACGCCATAAATTGCTCCATTGATTTATGACTCTATATTAATTCATCAAATTCACAAATCAATAAAAAATAGACACTAATAAAACTGGCACACTAATACATTGCCATGTTCGATTCCCATATTATTGTATCGTCATGTTTCGATTTTCTTCTTTTAATTAATTCTAATTCATGCCAATTTGATTCAAAACAACATAGGCATACATGAATACGTTTATGGAAAAATGTGCTTAGATCACAATCTGGGCGAGGTTTAGTGGCAATCTCGAGCGAAAAATATCTCGCAGGCGTTTGCCAACCTTTTTTCTTTTCTGTTTCACTGGCAACAAAATATACCCAACCTTGATGTACTTGACCCAATTCTGTTGTCCAGACTACATAGTCATTGACTTGTGGATTATAACCAGCGGTCATTTTGTAATGTCCAAGTTGTTACGTCTCGTAAGCGCTCAACAACTGTGGTATCTGGCGCCCACCCTAACTCTCTCATCTTGTTACCATCAAGTGCATAACGTAAGTCATGGCCTGGCCTTGATGAATGAAAGTCAACTAACTCGTAGTTCAATTTCTTATCTTGTGCCTTTGCAATTATCTGGGCGAGTTTTAAATTATCTAACTCTTCAGCACCTACGATATTAAACTTAGGGCATTTTGCATTGCCCCATGCCTTCTCAAATTTACCTTTATAATTGATTAGAAACAATACAGCACTCGCAACATCATCAGCGTGTATATAGTGTCTCGAGCCTGGTACAGTTCTCGTACTGTCACTATGGATAGTAACTTTCTCGTTGTCTCGTATTCTGCGAATACACATTGGTATATACTTCTCAGGGTGTTGTCTCTCGCCAAATACATTCATAGTATGAGTTATATAAACTGGTAGTTGATATGTATTCTCGTAGGCAACTGCTAACTCTTCTCCGCCTGCCTTAGTAGCACTATATGGATTTGTTGAATTGTATCTATCATTCTCTTGATACTTGATGCCATCAGGAGCTGGCCCAAATACCTCGTCAGTACTAAAATATAGGAATCTTTCTAAATGATCAAGTGATCTTGCGAAGTCTAATATATTACAAGTTCCTACTACATTATCCATTACAAATTCCATTGGATAATCTATACTACGATCTACATGAGATCCAGCAGCAAGGTGTAGAATATAATCTACCTTACCAATCTCACGTCTTACGAGTGGATTCAATTCTGCCTTGAGATCATGCCAAACTACCTTGACTCTCTTTCTCTCATTCGGTGTACATTCATACTGTAGTATGTCATTCAAGCGATTAAGATTGCCACTATAGTCAAGTCTATCAAGTGTAACTATATTCCAATCTGTTTGAGTTAGAATACGAGCAATCAAGTGATGTGCTATAAATCCAGCACCACCAGTAATCAATGCAGTTTTCATTCGTTTGTTGTATCTTCCAATATTTTAATAAAAAACCATTGATATGATTCATCATCGCCAAGTGAAAATTCCTCAAAGATGGCGTGTGCTTCATCATACATCTTTAAATCTACTAATTCAGTTAATCTCTGACAGTAATAGTTTTCAACTTGAGTTACGCACTCTTCTTTGTCTTTATCCATGATTATGTATAATAGGGTGCGAGAAACAAAAATCATAACTAAGATGATTTTGTTTCCCCATTATCATTATAGAGCATCTAAGTCAGAATGGCGAGCCCTTTGTGACACTTTCTTTTCTGGCATAGGTGTGTACTCATAACCATACATTTGTAAGTAACCTTCAAATGATGAGTCTGGTACTTTGCCTTCCCAATACTCCTTCTCAGTATAAACCTTTTTAGTTTCAATTAATTTCTCAGTTTCTATCTCGTCACTTTCATCAGCATTTGTATGATGTGTAACTTCTTTTAAAGTTTTGAGATAATCTAAAACGTGTTGTCTTATTTCCATGAGTTGTTCATAACAACCTTGATTATGAGCACAACCACGCAAATCGTGGTCAGGTTTTAATACTGACTCTGTGAATAGAGATAATGCTCTATCATATTTGATAGCTGGTGTTTCTTCCCCAACTGAGGCTTGGTCTTTCATTGTAGTAAGATAGTAATTTTACTAATTGCTATTGTCGCTAGAAAACATAACATAATTACAACATCAAATTGTTTATGTTTGATATAAAAGGGCATACAAATAACATCAGCAATAACGTGAATAATCGCACCATAGAGTGTTGATATATGTAGTATAACAAAATATGCAACAATAATCAAGCAAGAACCAGCGACTCTACCAGCAACTAATAAATTCATGTAATTAATTATTTACAATAGAGATTGCTGGTTCGCCTTTGTTGAATACAGTATCAACAACTGCTTCAACTTTGCGAGCAGTGGTAATTCCAACTTTGCTATAGACAGGTATGCAAACTAAACCAAACGTCTTTGTGGCGTCGCCTAGACGTATTACACGACCAATAGTTTGACTAATACCTATGTAATCCATACTTCTGAGAAATAGAACTGCTTCCAATCCATTGACATTGATACCCTCAGATAGAATACTATGATGTAAAACTACAAACTTTTTAGTTGTATCTCTACCCCAAGTATTAAGAGTATTAAAGAACTCTTCTCTATCAACCTTCTCGCCATCTACGATAGCGCCAGTTTTAGATGTGATAGTCAACCATGAATAACCACGATCTGCTAACTCTTCAATGAAATCTGTTTGAGATAATAGAGCAATGATTTGTTTAGTTGACTTAGCACATATCAATACCTTATTCTTACATAGATTATCAATCGAGTCAATCATCTGTTCGCAATCACGATCAGCAACTAACTCATCTTTATGTAGTATTCTTGATTGATAAACTTCAACTTTAGGTGGTAGTATGTAACCTTCTTTAACTAACTGTGGAGCAGGCACTTGACATATTACTTGACCATACTCTGGCCAGTTCATACCCGCCTTGACAGGCGAACGACTATGTTTTGGTGTAGCAGTAAAGAAGTAACATCTTTTAGCAAGATGAGAGAAGTGTTCGGTAGCAGGGAAAAAATTCTTTTGAACTGAATTATGTGCCTCATCAAAATAGATAGTATCAACTTCAATATCAAGTGACTCTTGTATCTTATGTAATGAATGATATGTTGTAAAGATTAAGATATGATCTGTGCTGTTGTGATACCAATACTCAAGTTGATCTGTCTTTGTTGTACTCTTGTGATGTGTCTCTCCACTATGAACATGAATAACTTCGACACCTTGATTGTAATGTCCATCAAGATTCTGTTCTAGAAACTCAGATGATAATTGATTAGCAAGTAGAATACGAGGAGCAACAACTACAACTGTCTTAGGCAAACTGTTTTGTCTGAATAGTTTTTTGACATCTTCAATCATACACATAGTCTTACCACCACCAGTAGGAACAATGACTTGTCCTTTGGTATTGTTAGACATGGCGTTTACAGCGTCAAGTTGATGTGGTCTAAGTGTAAGAGTCATTCAAATAATAATCGTATATACACATTATAATCAGACAGGGCGGTATAGCAACCACCCCTTGTGACACT